TTATACCATTAAAAAACAATACACCTAAACGTAAATTTGAAGCCACAATTAAAAAATCTAATTATACTAAATCTGTAAAAGATGCTCTCCTTAATCTTGACTTTAAAAATAAATACGATGAGTCTATTAAAACTTTTAAGACAGCATTAAGAAAAGAGTATGATGTTATTGATATGATAAAAACTGATAGGTTTGGTAAATACTTAGGTGGCAAACAAGGTGGAAAAGTTATACAACAAGCTACAGAAGACGCTTTATATACAACGTATCAAAAAACTCCTGATTCTCCGTTTGCTAGAGGTTTACTAAAACTTGCACATAATGCTCCATTTTTAACATCTTCTCTTGTGCCATTCCCTAGATTTATAATGAATGCTTTAAGATTTACATATGAATATTCTCCTGCTTATTTGTTAATGGATGTATTTGGAAAAGGAGCTATATCACAAACTAGAGCAGCAGGAACTAAAAATTTTCAAGAGATAGGTAAGTCTTTAACAGGTATGGCAGGGTTTGCAGGAGCATATGCATTTAGACAAAGTGAATTTGCAGGAGAAAACTGGTGGGAAGGTAGATTACCCAACGGTAAATCTTTTGACTTAAGACCCTTCTTTCCTGCAGCGCCTTATTTATTTTTAGCAGACTTAGCAGTTCGTAGTAAAAAAGAAGACCCACTAAGAGGTGATTATTTAAGTCTAACTAGAGAATCATTACAAGCACTATCAGGTACTCAGTTTAGAGCAGGTTTAAATATTGATTTATTTGATGACGGTGTAAATGATATATTTGGTAGTACAGATAAAGACTTTGATAAGATGGAAGCTGTAGGAAAATTAAGTGCTAGAGTTATAGGAAATATTATGAATACATATACTATACCAATAACTCCTGTAAAAGATATATATGATACTTGGATAGCTTCTGATGATGCTAGAATAGTTAGAGAAACTAAATCTTCAGATATGTTAAGTCTATTTGTAAATAGGTCTTTATCAAGATTACCTGCTAATTATAGAATAGAAGAAATACTCTCTGAAGCATTAGGAACTAGAGCATCAGACGAATATGAAACTCCTCTTAAAGGTGAACCTATTAGAAGATACCAAACATTTACTAGACAATTTGCAGGTATTTTACAAAGCCAAGAAAAAAATTATGTTGAAAAAGAATTAGCTAGAATGAAACTTAGAAAAAGTTTTATAAATCAAAACACAGGAGTTCCTGAAGCTGACACTTTAATTAATGCTTTGTTAGGTGAATGGACAAGTACTTATTTATCTCCCTTACTAGAACAAAGTAAAGAATATAAAGAAGCCGATAATGATTTAAAAAAATTACTTATAAAAACAGAAGTAGCTAAATGGAAACAAGATATAAAAGATATAGTGTTTAATGAACAAAAATTACTTAACGAAAATAATAAAGAAGTTTCTGTAGAAAAATATGGTTTTAATCCACTTAAAAAAGCAAAAGTATTAAAAGAATATAGTGGTAACAAAAAACAATTTTTAAATGCTGCTATAGAAGCATATGAAAGACAATTTCCAAGTAGTAAAAGAGGTACATTTTCTAAATTTAGAAATACAGATAGTTATGATTGGGATATTATTAGGGCTTTTGCTGAAAGTTTTGAAAATGGATTTGAACCATTAACTCCTTCAAAAAGTTATCCTAACGTAAACTAACGATTATCTCCTGAGCCACCTAGTACCCCACGTTCTTTTCTAGAATATAATTTATCAATATTATTTTCCATAATTTTACCAAGATTTAAATTAAGTTCTTCAGCTAATAATGCACAATACCATAGGACATCTCCTATTTCAGCACCTAAATCTGTAGGATTTAATTTACCTTTATCTCGTATAATTTTTTTAATTTTTCCTGCCACTTCCCCAGACTCAGAAGATAACCCTAGAGCTAAATACTCTAGGGCTTTTTCTTTTGGGAATATAGCAGTTACTTTAGCTTTGTCTTGGTATTCAGTAGCCGTTATATTACTCATATTTCTCCTTCTAAGAAACTCTTTTGCTTCTATTTCTAAATTCATAGTTTTTTACTTTCTTTAAGTTTTGAAAGTAAGCAGAGTTAAATCCTCTACACCATTCTCTATATTGCATAGAGTTGGGGTGAAAAGGATTTTTTACTTTACCTCTTTTAAAACTATCGTAGCCTTTTTGAAATTGTATTCTTAAAGGCGCATCATATTTGCTTAAGCCGTGTCTACGATTTAGCATCTTTCTTTTTCTCCTCAGATTGTTCTTGTTGCTGTGGTTTTACAAAAAACTTCTGTAGCATTTCTAACTTATCATGATAGTCAGCAATTTTAGCTAATTCTATTTCAATTACTGCCTGTATATCTTGATGAGCATCTTCACCAATACCAACAGGATTAGTAAGTATTACTTCCATATTAGCAATATGTTTATTAATCATGCCCATGTAGTATGTGCGAGCAGCACCTATTAACATTTCTCTCATACATTATTCTCCTTTGCTTTAAATGCTTTAATTACATCAGATGAAAATAGTTTTTGTAAATTTAACAAATACATTCGTGATGCCATATTGTCTCCACCTGAGACACTTTTTTTATAGTCTAAATTATTTATAATCTTTTTTAAAGATTGTGTATTGAAAACAATAGTAGCAAATGTTTCATCTCCAATACATAAATTATGAAACCAATAATCAGATTCTGTTGCATTGATTCCACTTGGTTTACCATAACACTGATATTCAATAGCTATGTTACCAGTCTTTTGCCAAACATCTCGTTCGCTTTTTACTTCAATCTTTTTATTTTGAAGCATGTCAGCAACTAATTGCTCTCTGACTTTACCATATTCTAAGTCTATATCGAATTTTTTTCTATTTTTAACACTTGGTTCTAGATTTTGCATAAAATGCTCCTAAATTAATTAATTTTAAAAAAACGTCTCGTTTTAAAGCCCCTCAGAGGGGTGAAAGTACACCTCCGTGTGTGATTATACCTGATTATGTAGCCCCTATGTCTACGACCTCGCAAGCGCCTGCAGTGCAAGCAAGCTCTTTTGCTCCTGATGTTGTATCATCTTTTTCATAATTTGTCAATAGATTCCAATCAATCTTAGGCATTTTATCTAAAAGTGATTTATACTCATCATATTCTACATCTTGGTAGGGTGCTTGTGCATAAGTGTGGTCACTATGTGGTAAAAAACTAATACCTGATATTTCATCGAAGTTTTTATATACCCAACTACCTACATCTAACCATTCATTTTCTCTTACAGAAATAGTCACAGATGGTTTATGTTCACACCAATGTCTTTGGAATGCCTGCCACATAAGTAACTGGTCAACAGCCGATAAATCATTTCTAGTAGAAGCTCCTTCAGGTGCTTTCATAGGAAAGCTAAATACTGTCGTGCTATCAGGCTTCATTACATCAGGTTCATTAGGTATGCCTGCTGCTTTCATAAACTCTGTTAATGGGTCTTTATTATCTCCACGAACAGTACGAATATAATACTTACTGTGTCGGGCATGAATACCACTAGCACTGTCCACTAGTTGTGATACCGTACCACTTGGTTTTACACAAGTAATAGCAGTTGATTGTGGTATACCTAACTTTTTTGCTATCTTTTTATTAGTGTCAATAGCAACTTGTTTTAGTTCTTGTAGTATATCGCCAATACGACCATCATCAAATACTTGTTGACCATCTTCAAAAAATAAAGTGTTATAATCATTTAGTAATTTACTATCCATAATACCTGTAAGAGATACCCCTAACAATCTTTCTTCTTCTGTGTTGTCTTTCCATATCTTACGCAAGTATTTAAAATCTGTAAGAGTAGATTGAAACGTACCCAATAAAGTAGCTATTTTAACTTTTTCTTTTAATGTTTCAATAGTATCATCTGCTCGTACAACTACTTCAGATAGATTACAGAATTGGTATGGTCTAAGTATAATCTCACTACATGGATTACAACCAAACGCATAATTTGTTTTTCTTCTACCATTTTTCATTGCTTGTTCTTTTGCAGACTTACGATTAAAGATACCACGTTCTCCTGATTTACTTTGTACAAGAGATAACCATTCACGCATGAATGTTTCCATGTCTATCTTTCCTTTATAGGCAACGCTGTTGTTTGCTAATGCACGTTGCCCTTCGTTTTCCCACCATTGTCCAGACTTAGCATGACGCATTTGGTCATCACCAAGATTGGAAAGACTGATAAGCGCACTACGTCGTACCCCTCCGACGACAACAACTTCACCAATCTTACACATTATATCGTGGCATTCAATAGGGTACAGTCTTCTACCTGCAGCTCCTTTAAATGACTCGATACAAAAATTAAATAAATCTACTAACGGGGCAGGTCCTGAAGCTCTACCACCAAATGTTTTTAACCTAGCACCTGCAGGTCTAACATCGTCTACGTTTAACTGTGGGATTTGTCCTACATATAACATAGCTATCCACTCTCGTAGGGCTTTTGCCCACCCTGACCTAGAATCACCTACTTTAATTTCAGTAGAGCTATTTTCAAAGTGTTCATTAACTACAGGTAATTTATCTACGTTTTCTCTTTCTACAGAAAACCCTACACCAGTACCACACATAAGTATATACATACACTCGTCAAATGCACGAGGGCTATCAACAGGTAAGTACGAGCAGTTATATCCTGCTACGTGGCATCTATCTAATGCAGGTCCTGCTGTCATTAATGCTCGCATACTAGGCATAGTTTGTAATTCTGTTATATGATTATACATGTTATCTTTAATATCAGAAGGTATAGAGTAATTATGATTTTTCTGTAAATGGTTTTCCATAAAAGACATATATCTATCTACAGTTTCTGACCATACCTCTCTTCTATTTTCATTAGGTAGCCATCTAGCATATCTAGATAGTGCTATAAAGTTTTGGTAATCAGTGGGTAATTCTTTTTGGTTTTTCATGTGTTCTCCGTAATTATTTTAATGTTCTTAATTTTCATTCCTTCTATGTCGTGAAAAAATTCTTTTAACGAATCTTCTACTTCCTCATCTACTTTTTCATCAACAGGCATAGGATATTCTGATTCATCAATACTAATTGTCATTAATACTTTAATCTTTATTGCCATTTTTAATCTCTATTAATTTAGATAGATACCATTGTGCTTTATTTAAATCTTCAACACCATTTTTATATCTATATCTCCATAGGTATTTAATTATATTACCCTGTAAATAATACTCAAATCCTTTATCTGTAGCAGCTTCAATAGCATCAATACACTCAATACCTTTTTGATTGTAATGAGGTGGATGATTTACCATGTCACTAACTAACTCTCTATTTAACATCTTAGCTTTTTCATTTGTTGGTACAACATCTTCAAAATCTACCATATCTTTTATACTAGCTGCCATTAAGCTCTCCCATTAGTCTTAGAATTAAAGTTTAAATTAATTACATTACCTTCTTTACCTACAATTTCTAGTTTAGCTTTGTCTGTTTTCTTTTCTACTTCCATATATTTTTCTAACTCAGGAATAATATTTGGGTTATCTTCCATATAAGGAACTACAGATGCTATCATCTGACATAGATGAAATATTTGATTATACCCATCGTCATCAATAGGATTAGAATTAGATGTTACAATATTTACTTCAAGTGTACCTAACCAATTTTTATTCTTATCTAAGTTAGGTGTAATCTGTATATAGAAATCTTCATTATTTACTCGCATAGGCTCTCCTTATCTTTTTATTTTTATATTTTATAAATTTTGGATGGTTACTTACACCCTTTTCTTTTAACCAGTCTTCAGGAATTATTCTGTCAAAGTATCTAAAACCATACTTAATACACCATTCTCCGTACGAAGACTTAGCACCCTTTCTAAGTTTACTTTTACTATTTGTAAAAATAAATCTTATATCTAAATCAGGGTGTTGTTTTTTGATAGCAAGATGTTTTCTCCTATCAGATGCGATAAACCTACCTTTTGTTTCTATTATTATACCATTACACAATATGAAATCAGGGGTATAGGTGCGATAAGCGAGGTCTTCCCACTCAATCTTTACTTTTTCATATAGGAAATTGACATTGTTTTTTACAAGATAAGTAGCAACTTTATCCTCTAAACCACTCCTATACCCATTTTTACGTGCTGCGTATTTAGCACTATAAGCTGACATTATAACCAATAACGCACAGTAGAATTGTAGTCATAGCCTAATGCTTTCATTTCATCACGAACTAATTTTTCAGCTTCTTTCTTTTGTTCTATAGCATGGCGCAAACCTTCTGTTCTACGCTCTCTATATTCTTTTTTTATTTCAAAAAGCTCTTTTTCTTTTTCTTTAATTAGTTCTGCCATATCATCAATATTTTTCATATGCTTTATCTCCATATTTTTTTTGCTTCTTGTTTTAACTGGTATCCCCAAGTCCATGAATCAAAGTTTGGGTATACTAAAGAAGCTAACTCATGTTTATCATCACTGATAGACAAAAACTTCTGTATACTAAAAGCAACTTTTTTAAGTTGTTTTTTATACACAGATAAGTTATCTAGTGTAAACTTTTTATAATCTTTTGGTGTAGCAAAAAATAAGTCTATGCTATTGTCAGGATATGCCATAGAGTAGAATGCCATCTGTCTTTTTTGTGCTTCAGTTGGTTTAGATGGCATGCGCGTTGTTGTTTTTAAATCTACTATTTTATCTTTAAATCTAAAATCAATGTAACCCATAACAGGTATAGGCATATCTTCAAATTGCACTTCTACTTTTTCCTGATAGTCTTTTAAGTCTTTATAGTTAAAGTTTTCATCAATGACTTTACCAAAACCATTTAGTAGATTTTTTTCTTTTTCTACTTTAGCATCATTTAAATCTAATTTAAATTCAGTACAGCTCATTAAGTATTTCATTTCTAATGAATTAAAATCAAACTTTCCTGTTTCATACTTATTAGCTAGTGCAGCTTCTTGAACAATACCTCTAACTGCTCCTGCTCCACTACCTGACTTAATACCAAACAGATACCTAGC